TCATCGTGTTTACCTTCCTTTAGAATTTCAAGAATCGGTTTGGCTGAACCATAATAGGTCTTCCAATCCGATTCTTTTTGTACTACTTGGGTTGTTGGTTTACGGCCTCTGCCGGTTTGCTCTGCTAATTCTTTTTTCGTTAATTTGCGTTTAACGTTGTGATATAGCGATTTTTTTCCAATATACGATATCCCACTTGGTTTGTGAGTAGTAATGTATATAAAACCAAATGCGTCTTGAGGAAAATCCTCAAGTTTTTCTATAACTTGTTTGTTGTATAACCAATTATTCATAAATTATGTATTAAGCTTTAGAGATATTTACTAAATACCATCCTGTTCCAGCTGTTAAAGTGGTATATTGAAGAGAAAAAGAATATAAAAGTGGTACTGTTGCTGGATTAAATAAATTTGCTAAGGAGCCGGATGATGAACCTGCACCTCCTGAGGGATAGATAATTGTACTTCCTAATCCAAAAGCACCTGCTGTAGATCCTGTTATAGATATTTGAGCTGTTGTAATATCAACCTCAGTAGTATAGGGATTAAATGTTACTATTTGTCCTAATGTACCCGTTCTTAATTCAAGTCCTATACTTGAACCAAACCCTGGAAATTCTAAATAAACCATAGCAGGAATACTTTGATCTATAACATAAGGGGTTGAAGGAGGATTACCAGAAGATCTAATACGAACGATATCAGCAGTAAGTCTTTTAGCAGATAATGCTGTTGTAGCTAATGATGAGCTAATACTTGATGTAACATTATTTATAGTAAAACTAGATGATACAGAGTTAAATGATGTAAAAGTAATAGTAGCATCAGTAGTTGATACATTGTTAATAGCAAGAGGAACAAAAGATGCTGTTTGAGCAGTTGTTACAAAGGATGCTGTTTGAGCAGTTGTTACAAAAGATGCTGTTTGGGCAAGTGTTACAAAAGATGCTGTTTGAGCAGTTGTTACAAAAGAGGCAGTAGATGCAGTACCAAGTAAACTTCCAGTGTACCCATCTCTTGATTTTACACTTCCTGTTAATTGAAGTGAACCTGATAATGTAATATCGTAAGCTACTGCTCCTGTAAATGCGTCTATACTTTGGGATACATCAGGGGCCTGAATTGTATTACCAGTTGCTATGTTTGTTTTGGATAATGTAAGTGCCATTTTATCTATCTATATTAATAAGTATTGTTGTGTCTGTTGTTGCTGAAGTTGGTAATGGTTGAGATAATTTTCCTATTGCTAATAAATTTTGATATTCATCATATAATCCTACTGTTGTTACATAAGGAGCAAAATAAGATGATGTTATAAAATTATAAACAGTTCCATCTGTTGAACCTGATATTACTGTTGGATTTAAAGTAAAATTAAATTCATTTTCGTTAATAGTACATTTATATTGTGATTCATAAATAGTAAGAGATGAAGAAAATGAACAAGTTACATTTGATGATGTAACAAAATTTTCTACAACAATTGCATCTGATAAACCATATAAAGAAGCACCATAAGTAGCAGTTCCGTATGTATCTTGTTGAGGTGCACTATCACTTGTAATAATAGCTAAACCATGAGGATAAAATATTTGTCCACAAATTTCTTCAGTTAAGGAAAATATTAAATTACCTTCTCCATCATCATAAATTGAACCACTGTCGGCAATCCATTTAAAAGAATTAGGTAAAATATAATTACCATATAAACGTGAAGGGACAGATAAAACCCCAATTGTTGAACCAGATCCTGTGGGGAAATATTTTTCAAACGTTAAAGTTGTTTGAGGGTAGTTAAAATATCTTCCATTTGATTGTGTAGTACCTACAAATCTATCTCCTTCAACATTATTACCAG